CGATACGTCGTAGTCCACACGTTATTTGACAGTGCGGTGGAAGCGGGCGCCCTAGAGCTAACATTCGTATCTAAGTAGCCCGCTTTGGTGCCGGTCCATACATTGCTGGATAGCGCCGTTGACGAAGGCGCTCTAGAGCTAATAGTTGTGTCTAGATTGTCTAGATTGCTAGCCCGAGTGTTTGTCCATGTCGCTGTGGACAGCGCCGTAGACGAGGGTGCTCGGGAGCTAATAGCGGCATCTATGCTATCTAATTTCGTGGCTCTATCGCCCGTCCACGTTGCCGTTGAAAGCGCGGTGGAGGATGGGGCGCGGGAGCTAACGGTGTCGTCTAGATTGTCTAGCTTGCCAGCGCGAGTATTTGTCCAGTCTGCCGTTGAAAGCGCGGTAGATGCGGGAGCCTTGGTGCTGATATTGTCATCAAGATACCCCGCCTTTACATCTGTCCATACGTCGGGGTCAAGACCCCCGAGAAAGTCTTTTAGATTACTCATATCAACATCCAACCTTGAGTGGCATCAACGTATTCCACTGTTCCAGAAAAATAATCTACATCCAAGTTCATGTTGGCGGCAAGCCCCATAAGGTTACTGCCATTCCTGTCTAAAACCGCCGCATTGGTAGCAAAGTTACCGCCGTAATCCACAAATGCAACCTGATCTCCGGCGGTTGGAGATGCTGGCAGTGTCATCGTGAATGCGCCGCCAGAGGTGTCTAGGTAGTACCTAACGCCGACAGACGCCGTGAAGTTTGCGGTTCGTACTGTGAAGTCAGACTCAATGCCAGAAGGAACATCTGCGAAAGTCAACGTCCCGGAGCCATTTGTTTTGAGGAACTGCTCCGCCGAGCCGTCCGAGGACGGGTACGTTAGGCCTGCCGCAATCAGTCCCCCAACAGTGATTGTATCTGTTGTGGTGGCGCCAGATGTCGTAACCTCTTGCAGGGTGGCATCGGAAGAGATGACGCTTCCCGTTATATCGATCCCAGTGCCGCCGGTGTATATCTGAGCAGATGAAATCTGTGCGAATGTGATGTCCGTCGTGCCGAAGGTGATCGTACCCTCGGTGTTCATCACATAGGTTTCGCCAGCGCCCAGCGTACCTTCCTGTACAAAGAAGGCGTCACCTTGGCCCAGAGAGTCGGGGTCAGACGGCCCGTAGCTGTCCGCGTCAGTTGCTCTGGTTAATACCCAGTTGGTGGAAACTGAGCCGGTATCCGTAACAGTATAAATGCCGTTTTGGGTGGCGTCGGTTTGCTCGTAGATCAATACACGATCCGAAACAGACAGCGTAACACCATCAACAACCAAAGCCGCCTGAGCGCCAGCGTTGGTTAGGGTTGCCCCAATACCCGACGTGCCATTGTCATAAGTGACCGTCAGGTTGCCTTCCTGCTCAACTCGGACAGGGTCGTGGTAATGCAGTCCAGCCGCCGCAATGGTGTCAACATACTGCTTTGTAGCCGCCTGCAATCCAGACGCAGGGTCTGCATTCAGGGTGACTGTGCCAGAGAAAGTCTGGTTGCCTGCGATCTTGTCGTTGGCGTCTAGCTTGAGCGACTTGTCCGCAGGATAGGTAATAAATACATCTTTTTGACCAGCGCTCAAGTTGACGGCAGATCCGCCATTTGAGCTATCCAATATAGTGGTTCTGGCAAGCGTATTACCCGAGGAGGTATATGTCCCGAGTCCAACTTCATAGTCGATGTTGTTATTATCAACAATCGCATAATAAGTCGTGTCCCCGTCAGACAATGCGGACGAGAAGGTAACGAAGTTGGTCTGAGCCCCACCCAAAGAGATGGCCCCCGTACCGGTAGTCGTCGTTACCTCCTTGACGCGATCAGCGACAACAAGAGCCATTTTTATGCAATCCTAATAATAGCGTTAGAGGCGTCAGCGGTTGGGAAAATGATTGTAAAGTCACCTGCACTAGAGGATTTATCTGAACCAAAGTCCAGTACAACAACGCTGTCAGTAGTGCCAGAGCCGCCGCCAGCAGTCGTATTGTAAATCAGTGCGCCACGGGCCGTGATCGTTGAAGAACTGAAAGTCAGGTCGTCAAAGTCAGTGAAAGCCGTGGTTCCCGAAGTGGTGGGAGTTACGTTGGTCAACGTGCCACCGCCCGCGCTGTAACCGGTTCCTGCAACCTCGTCAGTTGCGGTGTAGTCGGTCGTAGACGCAGTAAAGCTGGCATTGTTGTCATACAAAGCCAACTTGAAGGTGTGGCCCGTAGAAGCCGTGAAATCGTGCTGTGCCTGTAAAAGCTCTTGCTTGAACGAGGTGCACATATAGTTACCTGTGAAAGCCATATCAAAGTCTCCTGATGGTCTCGGCTAGGTCTTTTTGCCCTGCGGAAAGCAGTGCGTTATAAACAGTCGTCCGGTCGCTACTTATGGCCTGCTTCATGTAGAAGACAAGAACTGCGCGGAGCTGGGTTTTGAATGCATCGGCCTGCTCTCGGATCACGGGGTTAGCGTCCTCCGAGACGGCGATGATCTTGTTTAAACAGCGCTCGGCTACCTCTTCTGGGGTAAAGCCCCGTCCAGAGGTAGTTTGAACGAAAACACTGCCTACTTCAGAACTTCCACTATCAAACATTAGTCTCTAGGCTTCCTTACCTCACCGCCTCGATAGCTGTCAGTGGTGCTGTAGCCTTCACCAAGAACTTCCAGCTTGGCTAGAGCCTCCTGATACCGCTGAACGTACAGTTGCATCAGGTCTGGATCTCCCTTGAGATAAGTATAAGCCTCAACAAGAGATCCATACAAAAGGGTTGAAGCCGCGTTTGTTCCTAGCCAGCTCGTGCCGTCTGCCGACTCCGTGATGGATTCCGGACTGTGGAAGTAGTGCAGTTCAACCGCATAATCTGCGTCAGGTGTTGGTCCCAATATAAAGTACTGACTGCTAAATAAGCCGTAGTACTTTGGGGCACCCTGCGTCGATGAGCTTGGGTACGCCTGACGAATGAAATTCACGTCCTTGAACATGAGATAATCGTAGCCGCTGTTATCTACAGCCAGCGAATATGGCGTAAGAAAGTCGGACGGCATGATTAGATACTGATTGCCTGATGCAATCGTTCCTGAGACGTTCTTCCGAAAGTCTGGAATCTGTACGCTCTTCAGGATCTTGTCTTCTGCCTGCTGGATAATGGTTGGCAGGTTATTAACGAAGCTGGTTTCGTTCGACTCGCAATAGTCCTGAATCGCCTGCTTCAGTGTCGTGTAAGTGAATGCCATTAGCTAATCTCTACCGTTACGCGCCCAACCAGTCCTTCCATGTCGAGGCCAACAGTGCTACTACCCAAAGCAGTATTACCGCCGCCCACAGGATTCCACGCAAATAAAGCCCTACTCTCAGCAAGGTCTTTGTCGGGCCTCGGAAACCGCAGAGCTTGTGGGTCGCTCGCATTAACGTCTCCTAGTTTTAGCTGTGGCTGATCCTGATCCACAACGTCTCTTCCAACAAGAAGCCCGTTCCATCGGCCATCTTCAATCTGGCGAACAAGGTCTCTCAGGGGGTATCTAAACCCAGTCCTGTCGCAAAAGCCAAAAGCCTTGCTACCCTTCGCATAACTGCTCATAGGTTGTTGTAGCCTCCCGGCGCAACATAGAGCGATGCCTTCTCTCTTGCCGCATCCGACGCAAGCATCCATTGCTCGTCGTAAGCCTGCTTGAGCATTGGCGCTATCTGCATCGACTCAGGTCTTTTGCTGGCGATCTGGTACGCAAGCCCTGCGACCAAACAGGGGAGATACCTTGCCGGCACATCCATGGTGTTCGAAGCCGGTTTTCCGCTATCCTCAACTCGCTCCATGTAGTAGTAAGCAAAGGTGTAGCTTGTCGTGGCGTCTGGCACAGGCCAGAAGTGAAGCGTTATGTTTGCCGGCTTACGTTCCACGTAGAACTGCAAGGGTCTGCCTTGTGTTAACTTGTTAGTCTGATGAGCGTACTGGCTAACCGAGATTCTCTGCATGGTCAGATCTGACTGCTTCGAGGAGTCTCCAGCATCCGTCCTGAGTAGCCCCTCTACGATATCCAGCTTTTCTCCAGTTAGGTCATAAGATGACGTTCCGGCAACAAGAGAGAGTGTCGCATCCCGTACCGTCCAGAGATTAAGACCCCTGTTTTGCCACTCAAGCATAAGCAGATCAAGGCTACGACGAGCAGTCTTGTAGTCATATCCGCTTCTAAGCTCAAGCCCAGCACGTTCAAAAGCCTCCTCGATTATGTCTGACAAATCAAGAGTAAAGCTGTAAGTCCCGCTAGTCGCCATTACGATTTCTTCCTACCCTTCTTTTTGCTGACGCCAGCCTCAGACAAGGCAATCGCTATCGCCTGCTTCTTGTTTGTGACCTTCTTGCCAGACCCGCCAGATTTCAGCTTGCCGGACTTAAATTCCTTCATGACCTTTTTGACCTTGGAGCTGGGAGCGTTCTTCGTCTGCTTTCCAGCCTGCGCTCGACTAATCACCATAACCTAATCTCCCGGCGGGAATGTTGCCAGCTTCATCATACTCCTGACCCAGCTTCTCGGAATGGAGATCTCCGCATCCCCTTCCTCTATCTCGCCGTCATCAGAAACAATCATATGTGGACATATAATTATTTTCTCATCGTCCTCGTGCAGTATCGCACCGCAGGATATGACGGTAACGACATCCCTCTCCATCAAATCGGAGAGTGGTCGCCAGCCCATGTTT